TGTATTACTATGCAGACGGAGGTCTAAGAATTTCATCTATGGATTTTGAAGCTAATACTGCTACAAGAAAGACAGGTTTTATTAGACAATCTAGAGACAATAGTAACACTATGTATAATACTAATCTTGGTGATAATATGCACTTGTTTACTAGTGGATTAGCTGCACCTGTAGTTGGTACATTTACTAAGTTTGACCCTAATACGCCAGATAGTGCTTCTAATGGTAGCACAGTAGCTAATGATATAGGACTTGGTATAAAAGCTGACGGTACAGACGGACTATGGCAACCAGGTAACTATGCTATAGGTTTGACTTTTGTATATCATAATAATCAAGAGTCTACTATTACTAACTTCGGAACTAATCTTGATATTACTGAGGGTCAATATCCTGTAGTACAAATATCTATAGATGATGATGTATTAGATACAGCAACACAAGAAAAATTTATACAGGGTATGAGAGTATATCTTAGAAACTTAACTGCAGGTGATGAAGAATATGTGTTGTTGATTGATGTAGATTTTGAACAAGGTTCTAGAATATCTTTGACTGATGAGTTTGATGCTTTTGATACCAGTCAAGCTAATTATGCTATAACAAACGATATAAGAAATGATGCGACTGGTATTATGGCATACGAAGTAAAACAAGCAAACATAGAAACATATTCTACTATAAATGGTTTCTCTCCTAATGAGCACGCTATACATTTCTATAACGCTGCATTTGGATATAAGACAGCAGTAGTAGCAAATCAAAGAGCATTTGTAGGTAATGTAAAATATAAAGATGCTGTTGGTAAAACAAAAGTTATGGGAGATAGAATACAATATAGTCCTACGTTAAGATATGATACATTTCCACAAACATATTTTATAGACATAGGTGCTAATGACGGAGACGAGATAATAAAATTATTAGAATTTAAAGATAGATTATTCGTCTATAAAAAGAATAAGTTGTTTATTATAAACATATCTTCTAACACAGATGCTGGTTGGTATTTAGAAGGAGAGTTTTTAAATCGTGGAGTAACTAATCCTAATGCTGTAGTAAAAACAGACTTAGGTATAATCTGGGCTAATGAGCACGGATTGTTTGCTTTTTCAAATGGTATACAAAAGTTATCTGAGGTTATAAAAGAGGAGACTTGGAGAAACAATATCAATGATGATAAAGTTCTTGTAGGTTTTATACCAAAAAGAAATCAAGTTATTGTTGTTAAAGATGCAAGCAATATGACTGATGAAGGATATGTATATGACTTACAAACAAAGTCATTTGTAAATATAGATGAAGATAATGTATTAAGCACTGGTGGTGCAGCAGATAATAGACCTATAAGTAATTTTATATTGTTAAATAATGAACTATGTACTTTTGTAGATGATAGTTCTAATTCTGATAATAACAACAAACTATTGTTCTTTGATGTAGATACTGATAGTGCTCAAACTATAGACATAAGAACACCTGAGATAACATCAGGTTTAGAATCTGTAGATAAAAAATACTATTCAGTTTATGTAACATATAAAAACAATGGTACTGGTTTACAATTAAAAGCTAAATACAACGATACAACTTTTGATAATATATTTAGTGATAGCAACTTGTTAAACTCAAGTTCTTTAACTACTCAAGAGTATGTTATAACAACACCTGTATTTAAAAAATCTATACAAATACAGATTGTAGGAGCAACAGCAACAGACTTTGAACTACAAGATATGGTAATAGTTGTTAGACCTAAAGGAGTAAGATAGTGAGAACTAAAGCTACAGAAGCAGCAGGAACAAGTAAGGTGCTCAGAAGAGGTGCTGTGAGCACGAGCACTATGAAAAATGGTGAAGAGATTTTACAATACCACAATGGTAAGTTAAAAGTTATAAGAAAAGAATTTGGAAAACTATTTGAAATGGAATACAAAAGAGCTGACCATAGAGAGTTAGAAACTTTTGCAAAGTTTTCAGATGTTAAACGTCCACAAAAAGATGCAATTAAAATAATTAAAGAAGGTGTAAGAGTAGCAGATGATAACAAAAATTTATTTGCCACACTACCAGATACAAGTAATGCTGAAGCTAATGCAGGAGAAGCAGTAGTAGATAGCGGTAACGTAATACCAAAATAATAGTAGAAATGAGGGCTAAGTATTTAATAAATTTTTAAGGGATTATGGGATATAATATAACAGAAGGACAACAAGCATTAATGGACTATGGTATGGCTCAAGCTGAAGCTATATCTGGTCGTTCAGAAACTACTTTCGAGCTAGGAAAACAAGGTATAAAAGAAAGAATTATCCTAGAAGATGAAATAGAAACTATAGAAAAACTATCAAGAGATGCTCAACAAAAAGCAAGAGATAGAAAAAGAAGAGGTGGTTTTGGCGGATTAGGTGGATTTGTAGGTGGTACATTACTATCATTAGCACTTCCAGGTAATACTGCAGCTTTAAAAGCAGTTAAAGTTTTATTGCCTGCTTTAGGTAAACAAGCAGGTAAAGCATTAGCAGGTGGTTTTAAAGATGTAAAAGTAGGAGATTTAGATAGAGAAGTACAAGACAAATTAATTTTATCTAAATCAAAAGGTAAAAAAATAGAACAAGCTTATGATGATTTCGAGGCAGCTATTGACCAATTAAACGAAAACCAAAAACAACAAGCATTTATGGAGTTTGGATTAGATGCTATTATGGGAACATCTATGTTGAAATATGAAAACTTAGCTGTAGGTAGTGGAGAAACATTAGGTGAACTAAGAAGTTTAGGTAAAGAAGGTATTATAGATTATGGTTTTGGAGACTACTTAAAAGACATAGCTAATATAAGTATACTAGGTGGTAAAGGTAGTGAATCAACCTTGGCTGCACTAGAAGGATTAGATATGCAAGCTAGTGCTGCTAGTGTAAGTAGTTCTCTAATGGATACGGTGAAACAATTTTCTCGTATGAATAGACCAGAACTTCCAGAAATAGTTAGCCCTGCTGCAGATGCTTTTGCAAGTGCTCAGACTGCAGAAAGTGCAAGAAGAGCTAATGTGTTAAGTGATATGATGATAGAACAAAGGTCAAGACAAACTGGTGTACAAGGAGTAGATGTCATAGGACAAAGACCAGCTTTTGATTTTAGTACTATACTTGATGAAAGTCTTTTTGGTCAAGATACATTAAATATGTTGTCAGACGCATACGAAAAAGTAAGTCCTGAATTTAAAAGACAGTTTCCTAATGAATTAAATCCTGAAAGATTTGCAGGAGACTTCTTAGCAGGTAGAGTAGGTGGTCAAGCTAGAGGTACAACTTCTGAATTTGTTTCTAAAGATTTAGAAAAAAACCTAGCAAATAGATTAATGAACACACCATTTGAACAGCTAAGTAAAGATGCACAAGCATATAAACTTGCATTAGACCCAACAATAAACGAAGAGTTAGCAAAAAGTATTTATGAATCTAGAGGTCTTGGTCAGTTTTCATCTGCATCAAAAGTAGAGGCTGCATTTAGAGCAGACAATCCTACGTTTACAGGTGCATTTAATAGAAACACAGTAGCTTGGGACGACATTAAAAAATATATAGCTGAAGCAGAATCAAGTAATAATCCATTAGCTGTAAATATAAATAGCAAAGGTTCTATTGACTTTGGTTTATATCAAATCAATTCTAAATTTTTAAACAGAAACTTAGCTAACTTTGCAACAAGTGTTATTGACCAAAGACCTGATTTGGTGTACCAAGATGTACAAGATATATTAGGTTCTTTTGGTGCAGTAAGAAATAATAATCCATTGTTTAGTTTAGGGAGTTTATAATGGCAATCAAACCATATAGTAGTCCAGATATAGAAGCTATGTTTAAGCAAATAAACCCTAACCAAATTGCACCAGGTAATGCAGCAGGTCTAGGTTCAGGTAATCCTATTAGAAACATAGCACCTTCTTTTACTATGAACGGTGGTACTATGACACCTTTGTTTGACCCTACTGATGACACAGGTACTGGTATGGGTGACCCAGATACCGACAGCGGAGTATATGGTGGAGGTGCAGATACTGAAACTACACCTGGAGAGCAAAGCCCTTTAGATTTATTAAGAGATTTTTTTCCTGACGCAAGCGACGAACGTCTACAAGAACTAGTCAAGTTCGTGTCTGTAATCCCGTCAGAAATATACGAAGCAGCAGACCCAGAAGCTGAAATGTATTCGCTTATGCGTCAGGAAAGAACAGGTATGCTTGAGGCTCAAAGAGATACAGCAGAAACTAGAGCAAGACGTAGTTTGTTTAATACATTAGAACAAGCTAGAGGTATGGAAGGTAGAAGAGGTTTTGCACTAGGTAGAAATATATATGGAGATGTAAGTGAGGCTGCAGCTCAGGGATTTGAGTCAGTACAAGACCAGTTTAGTAGAGGATTGTTTAATATAAATCAATCTATCATTGATAGAGTGTCAAGTGCTCAAAGATATTTAGCAGGTTTAGAATCACAACAAAGAGGAGATATGCTAAAACTTGCAGACCTTGCTGATTTATTTAGAGACCAAGATGATGATAACGGATTTACAGGGTCGACAGACCAAGATGATTACGAGGAATAATAATGAGTAGATATATACCAAAAACTATGGACAATTTTTCAGCACTTATGGGAGAGGCTTTTGCTGGAAAAGAACTTGACCCTAACGCATTTGCACAATTAGCTTTTCAATACTTAAACCAATCACAACAATTAGCTTTACAAAATCAAAATGCAGAAGAAGAAAAACAATACAATAGAACTAGACAAGAAACTTTAGACCAAAGAACTGCTGAAAGACAAGACCTTTCTGATGAAATAACTATCCTTACTACATATAATGATATGATAAAAGATATGCCTTTGTCAGGAATAACACCAGACTTATCAGGTATTGTAACAAAAACAGATGTTGGAACTCAAATTAAAAACAATATGATTCAATCAAATCAAATGTTAACAAGCGTCACAAGCAATATAAATAATAACTATCAAAACTATTTAGCTGCAGAAAATGTTGAAACTAAAAAACAAGCGTTAGAAGAAATGAGTCTAGGTTTAAATATGTTAAAAGCAGATAGTGCTCAATATAAAGATGCACATAATAAATATAAGACAGCTATAGAAAAAGAAAATCTAATGGCTAGTATTGAAGTATTAAAAGACGGCATCAGTACATTAGGTGATTTTCACGGAGTGCCACAACAAGTAGTTAGTACTGCTTTAAATAGAATAGAACAAGCTGGTGGTGCTGGTAATTTTGAGTTAGCACAAAAAATATACAATGATGTTATTAAAACTGGTGGTGGAAACTTACAAGGTAAAAGAGATTTAGACAAAGCTAACATACAATTAATAGGTCAGTTAGTTACTAATCTAGATAAAATTGATGATTCGTTTGCAGTAACAGAAGGTAATAGACAAGGATTTAATCAGATGTTTAATCAAATGTTAAGTAGTTTCTTGAGCACTTCTGACATAGCAGCTAAAGACGAAGGAGACACAGCTGCACAAATATTAAGAACTGATGAATATAGAAACATCTACTCAGAAGGTAAACTAGTAACTTTACCTAATGATGCTAATCTAGGTTCTGGTGGTATCATACCAGCAGGAACTCAAATATTTGCTTATATAGATAAAAATGGTGGCAACAATATGGTCACTATCAACCCTGACGGCACACCTAACTTTAGTAATATTATAAAGTTTAACGACGATAGTCAATACGACGCTCTTCAGGGAATCAGATTATAGGTGAATAATGCCACAAGATACAGTTAAGTTTAATATAGGTGTAGCTGACACTACAGATACAGTGTCTTTCGATTTCGGTACTACTACTGATAATGTAACTTTTGATTTAAGACCCCCTAGAATAGAACCAGAACAAGAACAAAAACGAGCACCTACTAGTATAACTCAAGCATTTATTTCAGGTGTTGGTTCTGGTGGATTGTTTATAGAACCAGAAGTAAAAATAGGAGAACTAGCTGCACCACAAAAACTTGCTAGAGGAATAGGTAATGTAGCAGGTATGTTTGGTGTACACGTGGTGCTCAATGCTCTTACAGGTGGTGCTGGTACTTTGTCAGCAGTATCTTTAAAAGGTGGTAAAGTTTTAAAAGAAGCTGGTAAAGCTTGGCAAGCTGGTAATAAAGCAGAAGCAGTTGCTATGTCAGGTCTAGGTAATACACACACTTTCTTTAATTCAAGAATAGCCACATCTAAATTTGCAGACGATTTCTTTAACACAGCTGCTCAAAGTCCAGACGCTGCACTTAAAATATTACGTGGTCAACGTTTGAAAAAAGAGGCAGCTATCTTTACAGCATACGGACAAATAGGTACTACAGCAGAACAACTACAATCAGATGAACAATTTGATATTATGAAAAATATAAAAGCATTACCATTTGACGCAGCTGGTGGTGCTCTTTATGCTCGTGGTGCTTATAAAAAAGCAATAGATGATTCAAACTTATTGAGCTTTAGAAGATTTAAAGTTGGTTCTGTAGAGACACTAGCAGCTGGTATGTTGTCTACTGGTCTTAATAGTTCAGAAGCTAGCTTTGGAGAGAGACTTGCAAGTGGTGTATTTGTATCTGCTTTTAGTGGATTGTCTGGTGGTGCAGAACTTAAGAGCACCATAAACACAGTAAGTCGAGCACTTAGAAGTTACGTACCAGAAATAAAAGAAAAGGGTGTAGCTGATGCTATTGCTAATTATGCCACACAAAAAGCAGCAAAAGAAATTGACAGAATACCTAAAGCTTTTGAGGGTATGGACTTCTCAAGCAAGACTGGGTTTAGAGCTAAAGGTTTGCAGATAGTAAAAGATGATAAAGGTGCTCTTAAAATTAGATATGATGTGTATGCACCTGGTAAAACAGAACCTAGAAATAAAGGTGTTACTTCTACATTAGATAGATTCTTAGAAACATATAGAAGCACACCAGCACCAGTTACAAGAATACTTGGTAATGTAGATGTAAAAGGTAAAGTAAAAACATTTTTTAAAAAAGATACTGACATTATAAACTTTTGGGAACAAGGTAAGTGGGGTATTATTTCAGCTGACCGAGCACCTAACAAAACACAACTAAAGATTTTACCAGGAGAGTCAAGAGATGAAGCCCTTGTAAGAGATATTATAGCTAGAGGTTATGATGAAAAAGATATTATAAGAGTACAAAAAAGTGGTTCTAAAGGATATGAAAATTCTTTTGTTGTTAAAAATTTAAAAGAGACTGACGCTATAGAGTTAGGTAAATTAACTGGACAAGAACAGATATATACACATAAAGGAGTATATGAGTTAGTTCGTAAAAACAAAAAACAACCATTAGAAATATCAGAAGTAGTACTACACTCTAAAGTTGCTGGCAGTGCTTTGACTGGTACAACAGTAGAACAAGGTAAAAAAATAATTGGTAGAAGACAAAAAGTTTCTGGTGGTGGTACGGTGCTCATACCTAAAAGAGGTTCTAAAGGAGCAGTACAAAGACAACAAGCTTCTGGTAGCGGTCAGTTTGTTCCTAATAATCCTACTAAGTTTAAAGGTGATGTGTTTATTGTAGAGTTAGAAAACGGTAGAAAGGTAGCAGTAGGTAATGAAATAGCTTTTGGTAAAGTTACTAGAAAAACTAAAACATCTAAATCTATTTTGGGTGAAACAGACTTACAAAAGATACGTGGTCAGTCTAAGTTTATTAAGAAAAAAGAAAGCCATTTAGCAGCACATAACTTAGTAAGACAAGTAGAAACAGAACTAGGTTTAAGAGACGGAAGAGGTAGAGGATTACATAGAGACCTTAAAGATATATTGTTTAATACTAGAAGAACTAGAAGATTAACTGAAGAGCAAGCGTATCAATACAAAGCTATACTTACAAGTCAAGCACCTCCAGGTGCTCGAGGTGTAAAAATTATAGATGATTTTCTAAAAAATGACTTAACACAAGTACAATTTATGGCTGCCAAAGGTGGTTTATCTATACATAGAACTTATGAATTTTTATATGAAAAGACAGGAGCACCAGTATTTAGAAAGATAGCACAGAAGTTACTTGATAGAAGTGCAGACTCAGAACAAATCAAAGGTAAGTTCTATACTATGAGACGTGCTCAAGATGAATTAAGAAAAAAAGAAGGTATAGGTACAGAAGAGTTTAATAATATTATGTATGGTTTGATTATGCCAAAACGTTTTGGTCATTTACTTGAAGGATATACAGAACCATATTTAGCTAAATACAAAGAGATAGTAGCTTTACATAAGAAATTAATGGACGAAATATATGTCTTAGCTAAAGAAGCTAAAGTTAAAGAAGGTGTGTTTAAAGGTGGTAAACTTACAAGAATACCTATACGTAGAGAAAAAGACTTTATGCCGTTAGTTGTTACTGACGAATTATTTGAATTTGTAAACACTAATGATAATGTATTTGAAAGAATATTTGAACAAATAAGATTAAAAAATCCAGGTGCTACTGAAAACGAATTGCTAGCTTTGTATAAAAGATTTGCAAGCAACACAGAAAAAAATGGTATATATGGTGTTCAGTACTCTAGGGTATTTGATTTAGACCCTGTATATTTTTTAGATGAAAACGGTAAGCTTATAAATGTGCTCAACAAAAGTGACTACAACTTACAAGAAGGTCAAGTGCTCAATGGTAAAAAGATTGCGAAAAGAATAGAAGCTTACTCTTTTGATTATACAGATAGTATGGATAGATACGGTGGTAGAATATCTAACATCATAAGTTTGAGCACCCATTTTGGAGACGGTATTTATAAGTACGGTAACATAACTACCGTTAAAGGTGCAAAGGTTTATGGAGATGAAATAAATAAAATACTTGGTGAAATAGAATTACAAACAAAAGATAGAGGAGTAGAAGTAGATTCAGGTCAATTAAAATCACTATTTCAAGATGACTTAGATAATATGATTAGAACAGAAAGTAGAAACTTTGGTACACAAACACTATCTAATATTACTGGATATGCAGCCGTATTTGGTTTAAGTGGTTTCTTATCTCCAGTTAAAAATGCTATCTTAGGTACGGTGCAAACTGTGAGCACCGTAGGTTTTGCTGAGTTCTCACAGGCAGTTTATCGTTCAGTGTTTGATAAAAATTTTAGAAAATTATATATGGCAAAGTTTAGAGAAGTTGGTGGAGAGGCTTCAGGTATGAAGTTCTTAGATACAGCATTTAATCTAGAAGGTGCAAGCTCTTGGCGTAAAGCATTAGTAATAGGTATGACTAAAACAGAAATGGTAAATCGTATGCTTGCAGTAGCTGCTGGTGATTTAGCTTCTAAACGAGCACTTAAAGTTTTAAAAAATCCTAAGGCTTCTGCTAGTAAAAAAACAGAAGCAGCTAGACTCCTAAGAGATACGCTAGGTCTTGGAGATGATTATGTTAAAGCAGTAGAGAACGGAACGTTTAGTGACCTACAAAGAAAACGTATGCTAGTACGTGCTCACGGAACTACCCAAGGTATTACTGACGCTGTATTTCTACCTAGAATTTTTGGTAATGAATATGTAAAACCATTTACATTGTTTACAAGAATTGCAACTATCGTTACTGACAATGTATATTCCAATATTGTTAGACCCGCACAAGAGGGTAATATACAACCTATGTTAAGATATGCAGTTGGTGCTGGATTAGGTGGATATGCCTATACTCAATTAGTTCACGCAGCTTATCAAACTGAAGAAGACAAGTGGGCTACAGTTCCCGAGAGGCTTTGGCAATACTTAGATTATGGCGAGTTTCTTGGTGCTCTATCTATAGGTAATGACATTATGCAAGGTATTACTAGAACTGACGTAGCTTTAGGCGAGCAGTTCGCAGTAGCTAGATTTGCTTCTAACCTAGTTCAAGGTGCAACTTATATAGTTAATGGTCTTATGAGTATGGACGAGATAGATGAATACTTTGCTAATACAGATGATATACAATATGATTTTAGTGCAGAAAAAAGAGATGCGTTTCAAAAGTTTGCTGGGTTAACTGCATTAACAAGTCAGGCAGATAGAGTTATCAAAGGTTGGAGAAAGACAGATGAACTAAAAAGTTATGAATCATTTATCAAAGACCAGCGAGAGTTTCAAGTGCTCACTGGCGGTGCTCAAGAAGTAAACGCTCAGTTATATATTCCTAAATCTACAGAAGGGTATAGAGCAAACTTACACTATCAATATTTAAGAAATGCTTTTTATGGTGGGTCTTCAAAAGAAGAATTTTCAAGAGCATATAGAGCTGCAGTCAACGCTAAAGCTATGCAACTACAAGCAAAGAATAGAAATACTATGACATCTCTTAGAGCATTTAGACAAGCAAGAGATGAAGTAGATGAATATATAGAAAAACTAAATCCATTAAAACTAAGTAAGGAAAGAAACAATAGAGAAGTAAGTAGATATGATGATTGGTATTCTAGAACATTTAGAAAAGATAAAGAAAGATTAAGAGAGTTTGTAAACTTACAAAAGTTTTACAGAAGAAGAAGAACAGAAGTTATGTCTTATTCTAGAAATAAACTTATGACAATAGACTATCCTAACTACCAACAAGAAATGCAATATAGGGGCAACCGCCGTTAATCAAATAAAGTTTTTGCATATTCCTGCGTGCTCAGGTCTCTACTCTCTCTATGTGCTCGAGCCTCTTGAGGTGAATTACAAATCAGTGCACTATCTCCGTCATAACCTAAATCAAACTTACAAGTAGTACCATATCTATTTTTAGCTACAATTATTTGAGTGCCGAACTCTCCGTGTTCTGCCTGGTCGTATTCATATACAAAGGGATAATAACAAAAGATAACTATTTCTGCATCTTGCTCAAGATTTCCAGACTCAGCTAAATCACTGAGCCTTGGAATCTTGTCTACTCTATGCTCGATATTACGATTTAATTGTGATACGAGTATCACACCACAATCAATTTCTTTAGCTAACCATTTATATCTACGAGTTATCTCGGCGATTCTATGCCTAACATCTTGCTTGTCGTAATGTGGAAATTCAATAAAACCTACGTGGTCGTCAATGATTATGTCAGGTCTTATCTTTTTAGCTTCATTTAAAGCCTCGTCTAACGTTCTTAAATTATCAAATAAATAAAGCGATTTGTAATGTTTTTTTACAAACTCTAAACCTTTTTTAATCTCTTCTTTGTGAGCACTTGCATTACCACGCATATCTTTGTTCTTTACGTTCGTGTGCATAGCAATTAATTTTTTTACTATCTCTACACTAGGCATTTCTCTAGATACAAGCATAACTTTTTTGCCGTCAAGAACCATATTCTTTACAAGGTTCAAAGCCAAGGTGCTCTTACCATTACCAGGTCTACCCGCTATTATAGATATTTCTCCTCTTGTCATACCAACGATAGCTTTATCTATACGTTCAATACCAGTTTGAGTTAAGTTTTTACTAGCAAAGATAGCCTCTTCTGCAACGTCAGTTAAGCTTGATATACTTTTATCATCAATATCTAACACATTAGAAAACTTCTCTCCTATGTTTTGTAAGAAACTTATATCACTACTTACATCTTTATAAGAAGTTTGTTCACGTAATCTAGCCTCAAACTTAAGTATCTTCTCGTGTAGTTGTCTTCTTACATACAAACTATATATTGTTTTAGCGTGCTCTTGTAATCTAGTTGTTGTTATAATTTCTATACCACTTAAATAGTATGTCATCTTATAACCTTTTTCTGATAAATAGTTTGTGAGTGTAGCTAAGTCTATAGCTTTATTCTGTTTGTATAGAGCATACATACCCTTCCAAATTATCTCGTGCTTCTCGTGATAGAATACTTTACTTGTTGGTATAAATTTTAATACTGAGTTTAATAGTTTGTCGTCTTTTAAAATGATGCCGAGCACTTCACGCTCACTGACACCACTATACATCTTAGTTGTTTCTTTCTCACGTAATTGTGGGTGGAAGTCTGTCAAGTCTTTTTTGTTCTCTTGATTTTTTTTCTTCAATTTTCTTTCCTTCGTTTCTTAATATTCCTATAAAATAATATACATCATAACCTTTATCAGATAAGTTTTTACGTTCCCATATATTAACACTATGATTTATAACTTCAGTGGTTGTATCTGTACAAGCTTTGAGTAATGTGTACGACGTTAAATCGTTTAATGAAGTTAAGAAATTTCTTCTCAAATGTTCAATAACTTCCTCATCTAGTTTAGATAATAATTCTTTATTTTTTCTTGGGTAATTCTTTAATGTGTTAGACCAACCACAAGCGGGACAACGCACTATGTATGCCTCGCAACTAAGTAGTCGTGTCTATCTTGAGCACATTTAATACAATAATATTCATCAAACTCTTTGGCAAAATAAAATGCTATCATATCTTTTTGTTCTTCAACTGGTATATCTTTATTACAAGACTGACATTGAAATATTATTTCAAATTTTTTCTTATGCACTTTAGTTCTTTCGGACATAATTTTTCCTCCATAGGTACTCTCTTTCCTAAAAATTCTCTTAAAGGTACTTTACCTTTAGGCATAGAATAATAACGCCAAGACTTACTACACTTAGGACATCTATAAGGTTGGAATTTAGATTTATTATTGTAAGCTACTTCGTTTTTCTTTCTTCTTTCGCTTTCAATGTAGTCGTCGTCAAACCAATCGTCGTCTTTGAAATAAGCCTTGAGCGTCTCTTTAGAATATACGCTTTCATATATATATAAGAAAGCTCTTTCTAAAAATCTAATCGTCGCAAACTTCACAATTAGGGTTTACCCTTGATAGTTGTAAGTCTTCAGCTGTATAAGTACCTTTCATTTTTTCTTCTTCATTATCAACTAAGTATAAGCCTAACCTCATACATACAACTGATAGTTGTAAATAAAAACTTTGTATATCTTGTTCAGATAAAGACTCTCCGTTTTTTTTCGTTATACTAAACCTACTCATTGTGAGCCTCATAGCTATACTCAGCAACAACTTTACCCTGTGGTGTGGTTATGTGTCTAGTCTTTATAGGGTGTCCCCCATTTCTTAAATCCCATATACGAGCACTTAACCTAAAGCAGCCAAACTTTTCTAGAGCACTTAAAGGCGTTATTCTATCTCCATTTTTTAGAGCAACTAATATCATATCGTTTTGAGATTGATTCATTTCTCCTCCTTAGTATATTTATCTATTAATCTTTGGAAGGTAATCAGTGAGCCCTTCATACGTTTTAATGTAGATAGAGCCATATCTCTTTCTGCTACCGCCATAGTAGCATCTGTTGATAACTTATTAAAGTGTTTAGTTTGTTGGTCGATAGCCTCTTCCATTGTCTCATAACACTCTCTAAAGTAATCAGGTTTACTTTTCTTTTCCTTCATCTTTATTCTCCGCTTTGTTTAATTCAACTATTCTATTAACATAATCATTAATCAGAATATTATTTTCTACTAACCTAGTTTCTAAACGAACTTGTCCCTGTTTTAGTTCAAGTGCTCGAGTATATAAACCCCTTATTGTATCACTAGATTTTGACAAATCAATATCGTGAGACTCTCCTGAGTCAGTAGTTATGTTTACCATTACTGATTCGTTTTTTGGTAATACACTAGCTTTTTCTTTTTCTTTTGGCATATTCATCTCCGTATTTATTTAAATTAAATATATTATCTTTTACTAACGTTAACAAAAATAAGAAATAATCTTGTCTCATTATTGCTAAATCTTCTCCTCTATCTTCTCCTACAAACTGAACGTGCAGCTCAGGTATAGGCTTCAGGTGCTCGGCTATACGCTTTCTCTTTTTACACTGGACATAAACATTGTCCTCTATAACCATATCTACTTCTTGATGTAGACCTCTACTTCTTCCGTCTGAGCCCCAGGTTCTCTCCGCTTTTAGTTCAAATCCTTTAGCTCTTTCTACACACTTTCTTTCGTATGTAGTTCCACGTCTTTTGTTTTTCGCCGACACGTGCTCTCTCCTTCTATGTTAAATTGTTCTATCCAGGTTTTTCTTCTGTTATGTCTGATTGATGTTCCCTGAAATATCCACCAACCTCTACCATACTTAATGGCAAAATCTTCTCTAGTCATATATTCCCCTAGTTGTTAGACGGCAAAGCCCTACTGAGAGAAGGAAGATTTAAATGTAGGGCTCGCCTGTGTTATACGACGACACAATTTTTTAGAAAGGTAAGTCGTCCTCTTCAACGTTATCCACATTTTGTTGATTACTTGTTGATAACTTTTTTAGTACTCTAGATACTCTAGGTGTAGACATATCATTACCCTCACGTCCTACCCATTTCTCTACAACTACTTCTACCTCAAACTCCATACCATTAATCATATCTAAAGTTAAAGGCGGTAGCATTATCTTACCATTTTTTTCTTTTTGTAAATCACATAATTTTAAAAAAGAATAGTACCCTTGATTGCTCCCCATATCTGCTTGTAGGTGCGGGTATAATGAAGGGTCAGGTTTCTTAAATCTAAACAAACCCTTATGTTTTACTTTACTATCTTCTATAGTAAACTCAGGTTCATATATGTCTGCTAGAAACTGACCTTGAATTTCTTTATCCTCTTTAACATTTAGCCCAGTGCATTTTGCTTTATACTTACCTTCTGCTAATGTTGATTGTGGTTTTTTTTCTTTAGGCTCAAACCAACTATCCTCTCCAAACATATCATTAATCATATTATCGTCAACCATTTTTCTTCTCCTTATTCTCTTTGGTTTTCTTATACTTTTCTATCCAAGTGCTCAAATTATCTTGGTGTATACTTAAAGTTTGTACTGCATTAACAACTTTATCTCTAAAGTCTTCTGCCTCTTCTGCAACCAATAAGTTTAGGTCTTTGAATTGTTGAGCACTTAATTTTTTCTTGGCTGGCTGCTTCACCTGTTGCGGTGCTCCTTTGACGTTTCCGTCAGTGTCTTCATCACTTGCAATACCAACGTATGATGCAAGGCTATATCTTTTAAAGTAAGTAATAGCACTACCCATAGATTGATATTTGTTTTGAGCTTGTACGATTTGTGTTTCTATTTTGCTTGAGATATACTCTCCGCTTGTGTGCATATATATAGTTATAACACCCACATTTTCGTTATCCCCACAAGGCATTTGAATAAAAGATATTCCGTGCTTAGCTAATATAGGTCTAAGGTATTGAACTAATTTATCAAACGTAGTATACTTGTGAGCAAAGCCTTTACTCTCTTTAGGCAAGTCTTTGATTTCTTTTTGAACTTTTGTCTGTGCCATAGCAAGCTTTGCTATAGAGCTAGACATCTCGAAGTGAAGTGCGGGTCTTGTGAGCATCTGCACTTCATTATCCTTATTCTTTGTCGTCATATTATATCCTTATTTTATTAAAGTTATCACGTTAATCTATTACTATTCTGCTTCTCGGTCAAGAAAATTATTATCAGATACGTAAGGGCATAGGTGTCTTACCTCGCAATAGCTTTCACATTTCTTGCCCTCCCAAGTTTCTACTTCTGAGCACTGCATAGGCACTTCATTATTTTTAAGAGCACTCACCAACAAATCTCGTTTTGCAACAAAGTATTCCACTATTTCTTCATCATCTACGTAAGGAATATCAATAAAGTATATGTTCCTATCTATCCCCCTATCCCTAGACATAGCGGTACTTGCATCTCTTATGTTCATTTGAAGTTTCATTTTCTTTACTCTATAGCCTTTTTGTTCTAGTAAGTAGCGATACATATTGACCTGATATAACCAGTCTCCGAAGTCTGCAATACTTTCATCTCGATACCACTGCTTTACTTTCTTTATTTCTCCCGCTCGACCCCATTTTCCTGAGCGTTTGTATCTCGCACCAGTTGGGTCAGGGACTAATGTGCTCGTCATACCGAGCACTTTCATAGCTTTAAAACTTCCTGTGTTTTTGTAATCGATAAGCATTTCATTTTCTTTGTCGTAGTAATCCAATATTCCAGTGATGTCTAGACCCTCTAGTTTTTCTTCTACTAAATGTTGAGACCCTAGCTCTTGATTCTCTAGGTTTACGTGATGAATTGTACCCATTATTGCGAACGCTCTATCTTGAGGGTTGATAAAATATTCTCGTGTTCTTTTTAAGAAAGCCTCACAAGTTCCTGATAATAGTTCTGTGGTGCTCGGTGGTCTGTCGTTTGGTCTTTGTT